GCATAAGATCAGGTTGATTGTGACCAGCGCCAGCAGGAACAAAGTTTTTAGGTACAAAACCCAAAGGCTTTAATAATTTTGCGGCATTCACTTCGTATTGGAATCCTTGTTGTGCGGCCATGTTTAAATACCCCAAATGGAAGTATTTATACTTTGAAACCACCAAATTTATTTTGTGGTTTATCACGGTTACCAAATGTATTGATAGGCTTATCCTGTTTGCCCGCATCAGCTAAACCACTTTGTGCATCTTGTTCAACATCATATAGTTTCATCTTTGCACGGTCAACACCAAGAACGAATCTCTTATGTGCTGTTGGATCAGAGTAACGATTCTTCAACTGTTTGACCATAATCTGGCCAAGTGCTTCAAGTTCTTCGGATGAAATGAGTGCAAACATCAGGTCTGCGGTTGCTGGCAAACCAAAACTTTCACTTGTATCTTCGAGTCCGGGGTCGGATGAAGTAAAACCGGACCGTGTTGTCTGTGTAGCAGAAACAATTGGGACTCCGAATTCAACGGCAAGTCCTCGCAATTCTTCTGCAATAGATTTGACATAGGTGTAAGAGTTGATGTTTGCACCTGCTTTAATCCGAGAAGAACAACAAATATTAAGATAATCAATGAAGATAATATCAGGTACAAAAGACTTTTTAAGGTTAAGTTCATTTAATAATGTTCTAAAGTGTGTTGCTGAGGCTGAAGCGGTTGGATACTCTTTGATGATTAGTTTACCTGTTGTCATATTTTTGACATGGCTAACTTTTCTATCATACATGTCTTTAGGTA